CGGGCGGGCGTGGTGGGGGGGGGGGAGGCGGGCGCCCGCCCGCCCCCCGCCGCTCCGGTACCGTTGGCGTGGAGTGGGGTGGGCAAAGTGCAGCAGCATTTCGAAGCCTGTGAGCGCGAACTGCTCGAACTCGTGTTGCGCTACGGCGAATGTCCCGTCATTGTGCCGCCCGATCCCGTCGAGCGTCGATTTGGTGGCGCCACCACGCCAACACCGGAAGACAATCCCATCGACAGCCCGCTGGTCGCTCCTTATATATATGATGAGTTGATGGCCGACGACCTGCGTTTGCGCACGCCGCTCTACCACGAAATCTTGGAAGAAGCCGCTGTTCAGGCCGAAAGAGAAGGTTTTTGCGCCCGCGATTACTTCTTGGCGCACGACAACCCCGAAATCGGAAAAATAGCCGACGCGCTCACCGGCGAACGCTATGAATTGTCGTCCATGCAGCAGCAACAATACATTCCGGATGAGAAGCGTTTGGACGAAATCGTGCCCCGCGTTATCAACGACTACAAGCACGCCATCCTGCAAATGCAGAAAGAAGAAATCATGATCGAGCTGCGCAATCCCGATTTGGCGCAGCACCCCGAGCGAATGAACGAATTGATGCAACAATTGGTCGACATCAATCAGTTGGAAATGGCCTTTGCCAAAATTCTCGGCGATCGCGTTTTGGCGAAATAAACACCATAGCTGTTGCCCCAACGGCGGTATTCATCTTCCTGAATACCGCCGTTTTTTTCGTTTCACCGAGAATATGCTGCAAACCTGCCGCTCTATGAAGCAACGCGCCTGCCAATAATCGTTCATTCTCTGTCGAAAATGATACATTCCCGCTTTTTTCGGCGGCCTTCTCCCGTGTTCTTGTGCGTAATTTACAAGGTTGAGTTAACTTTGCGGTCGTACGCGTGGGGAAGTACACACACTTGGCTTTGCCAAAGGGGAGATGTTGCTCCCCTTCCTCCACCTTCCGTTGTTTGCAATGCCTTTTTCGCCAACTATAGCGGACCTCACACCAAGATCCGCGCGAGTCCCATCGCCGCGTACCGATGTTTACACTCATTTTCTATAGCTTTCGCCATGAATAAGCAGTTTCTCAGTGCCCTGCTCGCACTTTTCTCCGGTGCCGTCTCCACCACTGCGCTCGCACAGCACATCCATGTCTCGCAAGAAGCGGACGGTGTGGTCGTCACGATCGAAAATCCCAAGAAATACCTCCTCATTCCCATCGAGGAGGAGCGCGGAGAAGTAAAAATGCGCCTTGAGACCGGCAGTGCCGCCGACACGTGGATGGATGTGCGCTTGGCACAGCTCTCCACCGACTACTATGTGCCGCTTCGCCTGCCCGAGGGCGAAAAAGCCGTGGTGCGTTTCTCTGAGGTCTCGCCCCAAGCCAGCGCTTTCCGCAACTTCAAACTCGCCGACGAGTGGAACGTGAAAAACACCGACTACTATCGCCCGCTCTACCACCATACGCCTTCCTATGGCTGGATGAACGACCCGAACGGCCTCATCTATAAAGACGGCGAATACCATCTTTACTATCAATACAACCCCTATGGCTCGAAATGGGGCAACATGCACTGGGGGCATGCAGTGAGCCGCGACTTGGTGCGCTGGAAAGAACTCGGTCCCGCCATTGCGCGCGACACCCTCGGCCACATCTATTCCGGCAGTACGGTGATCGACTTCAACAACAGCGCCGGTTTCGGCAAAGATGCTCTCATCGCTTTCTACACTTCGGCAAGCGACGAAAACGGGCAGTTGCAGTGCTTGGCCTACAGCACCGACAACGGCCGTACCTTCACGAAATATGCCGGCAATCCCGTCCTTCGCCCCTTCGACGGATTGAAGGACTTCCGCGATCCCAAAGTCTTTTGGCACGAACCCGCCAAGGCGTGGTACATGATCGTCTCGGCCGACAAGGAAATGCGCTTCTATCGTTCGGCCGACCTCAAAAAGTGGGACTATGTCAGCGCCTTCGGCCGCGGTTACGGCGCGCAGCCCAATCAATTTGAGTGTCCCGACTTTTTCCCCCTCACCCTCGACGGCAAACAGAAGTATGTCATGATCGTCAACATCAACCCCGGTTGTTTGTTTGGAGGCAGTGCCACAGAATACTTCGTCGGCGATTTCGATGGTCGGGAGTTCAAGTGTGACACACCGCCCAACCGGGTGAAATGGCTCGACTATGGCAAAGATCACTACGCCACAGTCACGTTTTCCAACACCGGCGACCGCGTACTTGCCATGCCTTGGATCAGTAATTGGCAGTATGCTAACGTCACCCCCATCCGGCAGTACAGAGGAGCCAACGGCCTGCCGCGCGAGCTCAGTCTTTATCGCCACAACGACGATTATTATGTGGCCACCGACGTGGCGCGCGAAGTACGCGCCTTGCGCAAAACGCCCCTTGACCTCGGCACGTTCGCCACTGCCAAGAAGCACGAGCTGCGCGACGTCTTGACCTCGACGAAAGACGCCTTCGAACTCGAATTCGACCTCACGCCCGGCAAAAGTGTCCAAAGCGGTTTCACGCTCTACAATGCCAAGGGCGAAAAGGTGGACATCTATATCGATGCCAAGCAGCATCGTTTGGTCATGGACCGCACGAAGAGCGGACTCGTGGCTTTCGGAGAGAGAGCCGTGCCCCACGACATCGAAACGGCCTACGACAAGCAAGTCTACGGCGGAGCCAAAGGCAAAACCTTCCGCAAGGCCAATTCGGTCAACTACGTCAATGATTTTGCACTCGGCACATGGGCTCCGTTAGATCTCTGTGAGGGGCAGACTTATCGCTTCGACGTTTTTGTCGACAAGTGTTCTGTCGAAATCTTTGTCGACGGCGGCCGCATAGCCATGACGAATCTCGTCTTTCCCACCGTCCCTTACACCTCGGTGCAGTTCTATTCGAAAAAAGGCGAAACGACCGTGAGCAACGCTCGCCTCTATCCGCTCCAACCCACCGTGCCCACTGCAGGACACTAATGGGGTGGGCACGCATCGCCGCTACTCGGCGGTGAACTCCCGCAGTTGTGCTGCTCTATAACACGCCCGCGCTGTGGTCGAACGTCAGTTTTGAAGTGTGCGATCGTTGCGTTCGCCGCAGTCGGGTGTGTTTTCTTCTTCAAACTCTTGTGGTTCGCCAACTTTCAACGCAATCCCATTTCACCATCCGCAATGCCCTTCATTGGCATTGCGTTTTTTTGTCCAAAAGCAAGCCCCTTCTGCTGATCGTTCCACTACGGTTCGCGAAAAGAGAAGGGGCTTGTTTTTGTTGTGGTCGATCGAATGCCACTGTTTGTCTGCGATGCGAATGGCTTTTTGCGGTTGCAAAACTTGTTGCCGGACGGCACGATTGCATTTCTTGAGGCGAAAGTCTGCGTCAGAATAGGAGAGTCGGTGCGATTAGGGCTTCTAATTTTTGGTTGTCGATCAGTTCGAACTCCACCTTCAAGTATTTGAATTGATCGGCCAAGGTCTTCGGCAAATGAAAGCGCAGTGCAGGGCGTAGTTCGCCCAATGCCCCCTCGTTGGCTTGTTCAATGGTTTGATCGCCACTATGCGAAATACTGTCGCTGACACAAATGATATGGTAACCTTCCACACCTTCGTATTCAAAACGGAGAGGGAGTTTGATGAAGGTGGGGAGGTGGATGCGCACGTTGTGATTGAGCAGCACACTCTTCTCGTCGGTTACTCCATAGACATTCAGCTGTTTGATGCCGCACAGTATGGGCGTTGTGCGGAATTCGGCGTTTGTCGCTGTTTGAAACTCCTTGACGAAAGTCGCTTTTTGCCGCTGATGAGGATTCACCGTCTCGCCTTCTGTCCAAATATCGAAACTCACCATGTTTTTTTCGGTCGGAGGGAGTTTCAACCACCGAGAACTATCTTGGGTGGCGGTGAGGAGTTGTCGCGGGATCAAAGGCACACGCCATACGACGGGACTGAAATCGTCGTTTTGCGTTTCTGTCACGAGTGGATAGGCTTCGGCGGCGGCGTGCAGAGCGTCTTGTGGACGCCGGGGTTCGTCGACTCCGCAAGAAAAAAGAAGTAGGGAAGAGAAAAGGAGAGAGAAGAATGTTTTCATCTGCCGGAACATGTTTGGAAAAATAGTAGATAAGACGTTCTGTACATTGGTGAAGCGATGAGGCACTGTGCTTATGGAGTCAATCATTGGTTTAATCGGTGCAAAAGTAGTCTGTCTGATTTTGTTGGGCAAATCCTAAGAACTTAAAATCTTAATAGGCTTCGTTTTTTCCCGAGAGCAGAGTAGGCGTATATGTGGGCTTGTGGTTTCCTTGTGTGCGGAAGCATTGTGTCGTCGCTTTGATATAGAATAAAACTTCCCCACTTTTCGCTGAAAGTGGGGACTCAAATCTTATATCAATCTCATTCTGAGACTGTTAAGTGATTTTCTTCAACGCTCGTTTTTAGCGGTGTATAGAAATCTGTTTCTGCAAAGTTATCGGTTATTTTTTAGGTGGCAAAATCTGTACACAGAATTTCAATGTATCATCGTTAATAAGTATTACATATATACCCCTTTTGCAATCTCCAATCTTGCAAAATAGCATTATTTTCCAATGGAAAATTACTTTCAAAAATTTGGGTCGCATGACAAAGAAGGAGAGGGCGGGATTTCAAGCCTTTTCCTCAAAAATCGACCCTCCCCCCCCCCTAAAAATCCTCTCACAACCTTCAATTCCCTTGTTTAATCCCTTCCTGCTGCATTATCCTTCTTATTGCAGTACAACATACCACAAACAACAAGAAACACGCTCACAAGTCAAATAAACGCTATATCCTTGCAAGGAACAAAAAAAGAAACAGACAAGATAATTATAATCTCATCTGCTTCTTATCATGACAAATAAAAAGTATTCATTCTTCTTCTTCTTTCTTCTTTTTGATATTGGAAAGCGTTTGACTTAGTAAATGTGTGTAGTGATAATCGATACCTAAGATGGCAGCACAGAAGCTAAATAAGAGACCTGCTGCGCTCTGAATGCTTATATCGATGATTGCAAGAGGAGGAAAGAAGAAAGCTGCAACGAGTAAGAAGATTCCCACCGCTGCAAAGGTGTAGGCCAATATAATTTGCCCATCCTTATTGTCAAATCGGTTGTCGTTGTTAAGGTCAAGGAAGTTCATAGGTTGTTGGTATTGAAAGTATTATTTTATTCCGAGTTTGTTTTCTATCTTCTGCAGGCGTGTTCCCATTTCATTTAGCTTAGTTCTTACAAATGCTGCGCTGTTAATTGAGTCCCTGATAAGCGTTTCACTTTCAAATGCATTCTTCTTGTTCTCTTGCGCCGTTTGGTTTACCTCCTCAATCTTATTTGTGAGTTCTTCAAGACGTTGACCGATTATTTGAAGTGAATAAGCAAACGTTCCGAGATTTGTTTCTAATGCTTCATTGCTTGAATTATCAACCAACAAACGCCATTTTGTGTTACTCTCGCTTGGTTCTGATTTGTTGTTATTTACCATGCTTACCCATGCGCAGCCATTATGCGCCACCACATCTAAATCCTCATAAGTCTCTTTTTTGTCATATCGTCCCTTGAATTGTGGTATGACCTTACCCAAATTATATTCTGCCATATTGTTCTATTGTTATTTGATTGTTATGTTCATTTCATGGTCATCTATTTCAATGCTCACTTCATCTTTGATTATATCAGGTACATGCGCTTTGAGCATACCATCTTTCTTGTCGATGAAGAAATGAATTAGTTTGTAAGGATTTATCTTCATAATGTCATAATGATGTGGCCTTTATTTAATGTGAAGTTGGTTGGTTTGTGTTCTTCTAAAACAACCTTTGCTTCATATTGTTTTGGTTTGTAGTTCTCATCGTGATATATCAAATCGCCGTTCTTTTTGGTATTTCTAATCTTAGAACGCACGAGCACTTCATTTATATCCAAAAGCGGTTTTTTCTCTATGAATGAATAAATGAAACTATTATCGGCAACTTCAAAAGAGTATGAGTTTATAATGAATGTTTTATCTCTGAACCACTTGTATTTTATGTATGTTGTTGGGTGCAGTTCTGTTCTGAATGTGCCTTCTAACTTAATTGTGGGCGTTTTATTTTGGTTGCTATATTTGGTGATAAGCAGTTCTTCTGCACGTCCTACAATTCCGAGTTGTGTCATAGATAAATCTTTCAATGTTGATATATCCCATGTTTCTTTATCCCAAAAATAGGGGCTACTCAGATTTGGGGCTTTGTTGTCAAATGTGGTTATATCATTTGATATTTGCATTGTGTCATCGATGAATGTGCTATCATTTAATTTGTTCTCATATATTGTTTCTGAATCATCATTATAATCTTCTGTTTGAGCAATGAAAGACGTTTCATAATTGGTTATTACATTGCACGGACAAGAATAACGTATGCAGTGGTATGTGTCAAGCCTTTTTTCTATTCTCAAACCAACATAAGGGCGCATCAAAGTGAACTCAACTAAACCGCTCATATTTGTAGGCAAAGGAACATTCAGGCCGTGTTTATCTCCATAAAGTAGATTTTCTTTCCAATTCTGTGTTTCTTGTATAATAGACCCATCATCAGGACTAAAAAAGAGTATTGACGTGGTTGCGTCTTTCTGCCATTGTTTTGTTTTTGAGTTATAATACAAATCACCAAATCGGAGTTCATATAATAGGCCGTTGTATGTTCTATCTTTGTTCAATTTTCTGCACGGAAACCAAGCATCATAAAAGGCTTCAAATTTGAAATCGATATTGACTATATTTGCCCCCTCTTCTTCTGTGGTGTTTATATATCCTATTTTATGACTAAACCACTCTTGTTTTATGGTATCGTGAAAATCAGTCCAATCTATGTTTTCCACTTTTTTCCCTGATTTAGGCCAAATATAACCGTCCGTTCTTGTCCACGCAGTTTGAAATAAGAATGCCTTTTTCAGGTTGATTTTTTTGATGTTGTCTTCACCCTTATATTCCACAATATCAAATTCACATGGCATGGCTGCATTGTGTTCATAAAAGAATCGTTTGGAAGCCATTTTCTCATTTATAATAGGTTTGTTTTGGCTTACATTGCCACCGTTATCACGTTCATAAGAAAAGAACTTATAATCGTCCTTATCATTGAAATAGTTGTACCTTACAAATGAATTGAATGTTGCCACAAACTCGATTGAAATTTCATGATTCTGCACGTGCAAACTATCCCTGCCATCGTCTATGCACTGCCAATATTTTCCATATTGGTTTTTTTCTCCATATTCCGAGGTCGTTTCTAATCTCATATCATTATATTTTTGCTTGTTGAGTTTAGAAATGGGGTAATGTTTAGCTGTTACTTCAATCATTGTTTTTGGCGATAATACACTCAAATTGAAATCGTTAGAGTTGAAATCATCCTTATCTAATGAGTAAACATCGGCCTTGAAAAGACCCGAGAATTTGCGGCGACTCTCTAAGAAATAAACTTCATAGAATTGTTCATCGGGCTTTGTGTCATAGTCCACAAAATAAATCGCATCTTTGTAAGGTACACAAGATAGACCAAGGAATTGGCATATTTGTTCTATTACCTCTAATTGGTTTTTTGGTACTCCATCTTCATCAAACCAATTTAATTCATTGATATGTAAGGTTTCTAATGCTGATATTTCTTTGTCGTTCTTGATTGCGGCAATGCTTGTTGGCCAATAGATTTTTGTGTATAGCCCTAACAAGTCAAACGCATTAAATATATAATCTTGAATTGAATTGTGCCTTGCATAATTGGCCTTATATGGAAAATAAGAAAGCGTGCTAAGTGCGTCTTGGCACTCTAATTCAAAACTATCATATTCAGAATTATATCCTTGATTATATGCGTTTGGCGTTGCGTACCCACCCCAATACAATTCATAGTTCTTTGGGTCGTTCTCGCTATCTTCTTTCTTATTTGCACGCCGTTTCTTCTCCTTTAGTAATAAGACCATAATATTATTACCTATGGAATCATTGAGAGTTTCATCATATTCTTTCAAAAGAAAACGCACAGTTGCTGTGCTACATTTATAGGGCTTATATATGTTCTCGTCTGATTGAACTTCAATAGAGAAAGGGCTATCCAAGAGAGTTATTTCTATTTCCTCTCCTGTCATTTGTTCATTACCCCTTATATTTGAATGAATAACCACCTTGAATAACTCGTTTTCAAGGTTTCTAAAATAACCATATCGATACATTGCTATAATACTCTACTTGTTTTATTTTGATGATTTGAAAGGACACCCACCAAATCACGGCCACTAATCTTAAATTGAACACTTGCTCCATTCAGTTGCGCTTTGGGGCTTGTTGTTCCTTGGCTGATTAAGTCCCAAACGCGATTTTGGTCGTGTTTATTCAACACAAGCTCACCTGAATTTAGGCGGGCTAAAATCTTATCGCCGTAATATGAATGACCGCCTACAATGCCGCCATTTTCAAACTTGGGCACTTGTAATGAATCAAATAAGGACGTTATCATTGCAACACCACTCGCAATAACACCAAATGAGAGCAATCCTAAATTGGCATTGGAACTGATAATACCTCCAAGTGCTTGTGCTTTCTGTGCTTCAATTAAGGTTCTAATTTGTGGAAGCATTTGAGATATACCACTACTAACAGCACCGACCATCGACAAGAAAGAATCGTTTGTAACTCGTCCAAGATTTGAAAAGATTGAACCTACATTATTAGTAATATCACCCAAGTTCTCAAACTCTTGTCTTGTTTCTTCTATTGCGTTTTTGGCGTTTTCTTGTCTCTTCTCGTCAATGCTTAATTGTATCTTGTGTTCCTTATCTGTCAAGAATTTTAATTGCTCTGAGAGTGAATCTAATTCTGTCTTGTCTGTTGTTACACTGATAGACGTTTTCAGGCCATTTATTTGCTCCTGAACCTTCTGCAAACTGCCAAGCAATGAGTTCATGCTATTCTCGTCTACCTTGGGGTGTAAGCTCAATTCAAGTAACTCTTTATCGGATTTCAAGCGTTCAATCTCATCTCTGAGTAGGTTGAAACTATCACTTCCAACACGCAAATTTTTAATTGCTGATTCCTTGGAACTGATTAGGTCACTTATCTCCTGAATGCTTCCTTTCTCAATGGTTGGCTTCTCCTTGGTCACATTCACCTTATCATGAAGAGCGTTTCTAATTTTGATTTTGGTAATCTGTTCTTCTAATAAATGCGCCTCCATCTTAAGTTCCTGCAAGCGACCCGCGTTTGGTATTGTTCTGCTCAATTCATAATTGATTCCTCTGAGTCGTTGTTCATAGTAAGTTAAACTTCCAATTTCAGGGGGTGCAATTTCCGTTTTATGGCCACCCTTCTTTGAACCACCTTTCTTGCCGCCGCCCTTTTTGATACTTGGAAGGCCTGAACCACCGCCTTTGTAAGTTTCCGTGATTGTCTTATTTTCTTTCACGTCAACTTTTACATCGGTTGTTGAACCATTCTTCAAACCAAGGTATTTTTTCAGGTCGTCCCAAGCCTTTTTTATACCGTCAAACAGTTTCTTTATCCACTCCCAAGCCATTTTTGCAGAAGCCATAAATGCACGGCCGATTGGAGTTTCTGAAAAATTACTTCTTATCCAATTTGCAATATCAACGAGGTTATTCCAAATGCCTTGATATGCCTTGACAATTACAGCACAACCAACAAAAACAACCTCAACAAGAGCTTGGAACGTTTGCTTTATTGCCTCCCATGTAAGGCCAAGTGAAGACCAAACATTAATTTGCCCCTTGGTTTGAGACATTAGATTGTCCCATTGGTCAACAAGGCCTCCCCACCAAACAACCAATTCAGAACAAGAATCAATGAAATCTTGGAAGAATTGATATAATTCTTGCATTATGGCCGTTTGCCCGATTGATAAGAAAAAGTTTTCAGTAACAACACCGAGTTTCTCCCATGATTTTCCAAGAGAATTATTCTGTACTTCTGCCATCTCGAGGGCTGCGTTTGTTCCGTCGATTTGTGAGGCCAATTCTCCAAATTTTTGTCGGTTCTGAATCAAATTTTGAAGAAGTGAAGCATTGGCGATACCTACAAGCTCAACATAATCCGCATAAGTAAGGTGGTTTTTGGCAGCTGATTCTAATACTTCATTGAGAGAATGCAAACTCAAATTATACTCGCTATATTCTTCACGCACGGACATCAATTTGGAAAGGGTGCTATTTAAGGCCGTTCCCAATTCCTCAGATTTTCCAAGGTATTTGTCACCGACCCCTTCAATTACACCAAGAGCCAAATTCAAATCCACACCCGCCGACGCAAATGCGCTACCTGATTTTTGAAGAATCTGTGCAACGTTGTTTATCTCCTGACTACCTATGCGAGAAGCCTGAGCGATTTTATTGCTTACTGAAACGGCTTGTTCTCCACTCAAATTAAATGCAGCGAGCACACTTGAAAGATATTGCCCCGCGTCTTCTGATGAGATTCTGCCCGCCGCCGATAAAGCTAAGACGGCGTTACTCATGGTATTAAGGGCGGTGGTATTTTTGACCAAATCGGGATTGATACCAATAAGGCCTTGTTGCATTTTGATTATCTCGATTGTTGCAATACCGCTTTGGTTACTGAGTTCCTTTGCACTCTGAGAGAATTTCAGCATTTCAGCATCGGAAACTTCTGCGATATTTTGGAACGCATTGAGTTCTTGTTTGAGATTGTCCCACTCAGAAAGCGATTTTGATATAACACCGACGGCAACAGCACCAACGGCAAGCAAACCACCTGATAAGCCCGATAATGAACCGAGAATTTCAGTGACCGATGAAGATATGCCACCACCAAAAGAAGAAAACATACCTGAAAGGCCTTCCAATTGAGAAGATAAACCACCAAAAACAGAATCCAATGAACCAAAATTCTTTTCAAGGCTCTTTGTCACTCCTCCAAGCGCATTTGAAGAAGTGGCCGTTTTCTCAAAACTCTTTTGAAGTGTTTCCAATTTGTTCTTGGAATTGTTGAGTGCCTGAATCAACCCTTTATCATCGGCTGAAAGTTGTATGCTGAATTTATTCTCCATCTGTTTCTAATGTCTGTGATATTATTTTGCTTTGCTCTTTAAGGCGTTGTATATCTTCCTTGCTCAAAGGCTCGGAATTGCCGTTTGTTTGGTCTGTGTTGTCGCTTTCCTTTTCCCATGGGAATACTATAATTTGAGGATTTATCTTCTTAGTGCTACTCTTCTGCAAATTACAATAAGCAAGGAAACGAGTTCTTTCCCATTCAGGACGTTCATAGTATTCAAGGTTTTCAATAATGCTTTGTACCTCATATTCCTCCATCTCATCAAAGAAATATGGTATTGTGCAGCACTTAAACTCAAAACAAAACAACCTGAAAAGTTCATGCACAATCAGGGCTTTTTTTTATTGCCCTTGCCCTTGGTTTCCTTCTCTTGGGATTGTGCTGAATTTGAAAGGAAGGAAGATTTCTGCATTATAGAACTTAACCACAAGGCAAATTGATTTAGCATTTCAGGATTGGGGTCAATTACCTCGTCAATAAACTCGTCAAAAGTCAAATCAAGGTCTTTATTAGATGAGCATAAAACGCAATAGAAGAATGTGCAGAAGTCTTGCAAGGTCTTTGGATTGAATGTTTGTCCTGAAATCCGTTCATAGGTAAATAGACTTCTCATGCTGTACTTAAGCGTGATTTCTTGTTCTTTGATTCTTACTTTCATTTTTACTTGTCATTTATTTTGTTATTATCAAAAATAAGAGGTACAAGGTTTTTCCCTCATACCTCTATATATAAATAGTGTCTTATCGATAAAAATTCAATTCTTATTTTAGATAAATCTTTTCCATTTCCAATACTTTGTTTAACCACCCTTTATTTAGCCATTGGGCAAATTCAACAATCTTCATTGGGTGACCATCGAGTACCTTCATAAATGACTCATAAGTAAATTCAAAATTGGGAATGGTTGTCACAGCGCAACAATAGAATAGTTTAGAAAGTTGTGACAAGGATTTTGGAATAAATAATTCCTCCCAATTCAAAGGATTGAAGCTCTTGTTTGTGAGTTGTTGATACTTGATTAACGCACGCACGGTGAAATTAACCGTGAATTTCTTTCCCAAAACCAATAGTTTTACATTAGTCTCCATAAATTTTTCTTTTTAGTTTATTATTGTAATTAAAAGCACGAGGACTTTCCCCGTGCTCTTATATTATACCTCTATTGGTATTGAATTTCCAAACCAATCACCCAATTTTTTTTTATGCGGGGATTGTCTTTGCCTTTGAAATCTTACCAACGCCTTCAAACTCAACGCTAAACGTTGCATTATCGCCCGATTGAGCTTGCAAGTCGAGTTTGGTGATAATTACTTGTCCTGTTCTTAGGGTGCTTTGCGTTGGTGTATTTGGTTTCCATGCGTCAAGGTCGCCGTCCGCAACAGTCTTATCAGCCGCTTCACTCTTCTTCTTGCCAAAATAAACGGTGATTGGCTCGAGAGCAACCATCTTATCAAATAGCGTATCATAAGCGCCTTCACTGTACATGTGTTCAGCTGAAATGCTCCAATTTACTTTTGTCGCCTTTTTTGAACCATAAATTCCGTGGTCTTTTGTACTCACTTCTTGCGTTTCAACACCGATTGTGAGGGTATGAGATTTGCCAAAAGCGAGTGATTTTCCTTTGTCGTCAAAGAGCATAATATCATCTCCTCGTTCCATTTGTGCCATAATAGTATAAATTATAATT